TTAACTAACCCGCAAATCCCCCGCTTTGCCTCCAGAGTGTGGACACAATGTGGACATTCCACTGAGAGGATTATAGCTCACAGCGTCCAGTAAATAGTCTGGTGCAAAGTGTGCGTAAACCATCGTTTGCGAAATATCCGCATGACCCAAAATTCGCTGTAAGGCAATGATGTTGCCCCCCTTCATCATGAAGTGCGTTGCGAACGTATGCCGCAAAGCGTGGGCCGCCTGTCCATCTGGCAAGTTGGGTTTTGCTTCTTTCATCCTCAAACGGAATGTCTTGTAACTGACTCGGAAAAGCCGCCCTGATTCCCTGTGTTTAATTATCCTGGCGATATCATCCGATATCGGAACAACGCGCCTTTCGCCGTTTTTTGTCAGGGTAAACATGACTCTGTTACCGACAATGTTTTCCGCTTTCAGATTGTATGCCTCCCCCCACCTCGCACCGGTAGCCAACAGCAAAATTGCTATGCGGTAGTAATCACCCGTACATAACGACAAAAGCCGATCAACTTCGGTCTGAGTGAGATATGACATTTCGGTTTTGGGTTCTTTCAACGCGGCAACAGACATTACGGGGTTTTCTCCGTGGAACTCGTCGATCTCCGCCATTGACTTGAAAATCCCACTCAAGGCGAAAAGGTCATGATTTATCGTTGAAGCCTTGATCCCCTGCTCCAGCCGGTATGCCCGGTAATCAATAATGCATCGTGCATCAAGCTGGTAAAGCATAGGGTCACCCATATCTTGGCAAATACAGTTAACCGCACTCAATCTGCGATTTGCATAGTTTTTGTTTCGTCCGATCAACTGCCACCAGAGCGCAATAAACTCGCTTAGTTTTCGTTTATCTGCCGGTTTGTTCAGGTAATCATGATTCTGAAATTTGGCAATGATACTGCGTTCAAATGCGTGGGCATCTGCCTTTCTATCAAACTTCCGCCGAATGCGTTTTCCATCGCGCCCGCGCGGCCTTACATCAACTTCGTAGCGTCCATCTTCGAGCTTCTTAACTGACATAGTGAAGCCCTCCAATGGTGAATTCACTATCCTGGTAACAAATAGTGAAAATGTAATGTTTATATAAAGTTAACCAATCTGTTTCCCGGAGTGGTCTGATTGAGTTGTTTCGTGCCCATAGTGTGCGAGAGCCGGTGCGATCTGGCCCCGACTTGGGTCGATCCGATCGTACATGAACCAGTCTTGATATTTGTTGAATCTGGGATGTCCGAAGATTTTTACAGCTGCCTCTAAAGTCATTTTGGATTTATTGCGTTCATATCCGTGATAAGTCGTGTAGTTAAGCCCAACTAAATCAACAAGTTGTTGTTTTGTTAGCCTTTCAGAGTCACGGATCAGGGCTAGTTTTTCGCCTTGGGAAATTGACACAATTACGAGTTCTCCATATAGTTACCTACATACGAGACATTTAGCTCAAGTCGAGACAATGTCATACAAGCCATAAATGAACTTAGTAAGCCTCATAAATGGTTAACTTAGGAGTCTAACAAATGACAGAATCACGAGAAATCAATTTAACTTCGGGATCTCAACATTTACGCCAATTCCCGTTAGACAATGCCCGCGTTGCTCGCACGTGCAAAATGACCACCGCGCAGGCTGAAAGCATCCGGGATATGAATACCGAAGAATTGCAAAAACAAATCTTCGTCACGCCAGTTGAGTTTGCTTATCTGACTGGGCGCACGTTAAAGAGCGTTCGCAACCTGATGGACCGCGCACAATTGCCAGTACATCGTGAAGGCATGCCTGGTTCGAAGCGCCCTAAGCGTTTCATCATGCTGCAAGAATATTGGGATGCAGTGGCACACTGCCGCGCCCTGATTACCCCGGAAGAAAAGCACTTCATTGATCGATTGATGCGAGATAAGAAAACATATCGCCGTGTAACTGGTAACCAGCATTCAACGCACAAGCGGCACAGTCACAGCCAGCAACGCCGCATTGCATGACAACAGCGGGTATACAGGTACAGGGATTAAAATGCTTATCCAGATCAACAGCAAAACAGCAATCTATCGCGGCTTCACAATCCTGAAGCTGCCACGCAAAAAGCCGTATTCACGTCAGCGTTATCAAATAACCAAAGATGGTAATTATCTGGGGCTGGACTTCGGATTGTCTCAAGCTCGACAGACTATCGATCAGCTACATCGGAGGCACTAATGGCAACTTCAACAGCGGCAGTTATCGAAGCTCGAAACCGTTTGAATGCGACAAGGCAAAATGGTGCGCGCACTTTATCGCGTAGTGGTTACGGCCCCGATCATCAATACAGCAGATCACGTAATGTTGTTCAGGGTATGGCTCTTTCCGATATTGCGCGAAATGGTTTTGAGGTACGTTGTAAAGAAACAGGCATTCAATTTTCAATTCTTCCAGGCGGTTCGATTTGCGAATTATTTTCCGCAGAATTAGAAGCGTATTGGAATAACAGCACGCGCTGATTTAATAACGACACTTTGAACTGATCTATATACGGCATTTTTGCCGGGGCTTCGCTTTATCTTTTTTCAGAGGATTGAACATGACCATTCAAACAAATGACCGCGCACACCTGCTTGGGTTGTTGCGTATCAAATTAAACCTGATGAAGAAAGAAAAGCTTTCCACTAATGAAATTTACCGCTGCCTGGAAGATTGGATCGTCAACAGAGAACAGGTCGCAGTAAACAAGGAGCGTAAAAATGTTTAACTCCCCTCTTATCTGGGCGGGCGGCAAGTCTCGCGCTATGTCACATGTGGTTGATGCTTTGCCCCAAGGTGATTGCCTGGTTGAGCCTTTCGTGGGCAGTGGCAGTGTTTTCCTGAATACTGACTATAAGACTTATATTCTGTGCGATAGCAATGCCGCGCTTATCAATTTTTATTCGATTCTGAAAAGTAACACTGAAGGTTTGTTGAATGCCGCCGCTGAACTTTTTGAAGGCGGAAATAATAAAGAATCATATTATCAGTATCGAAATGAATTTAATGTATTCAATCGTGATTTTCGTTCTTGCACTGATAATAAAGGGCGCGATGACAGGCTGTATTATCCTGAAGAATTTATAAGATTCGCCGCCCTATTCCTTTATCTGAATCGTCACTGCTATAACGGTTTGTATCGTGTAAATGCAAAGAATGAATTCAATGTACCTTTTGGACATCGCCGCAAGCCAATTTTCCCTGTGGCGGAGATTCAGCACTTTGCTAAAAGGGCATATCAGAAAGGCGCTCAGTTTCTTTGTGCGGATTTCCGCTACACCATTCCCGTTGCCAGCCGTGTATTTGAAAACACAGTAATTTACTGTGATCCGCCATACCTGCCAGCCAGCGCAACGGCTGATTTCACAGCTTATGGAAAGCCCTTCACGGCAACTGATCACCGTGACCTGGTTGGGGCATTAATCGCCGCTCATAACAATGAAGGTTGTGTGTCCGTTTTTTCAGGTAGTGACACCGCGGACACGCGCCAAATTTATTACCCGTTCACCCTTAAGCCTTTTGAAGTTCGGCGCTCAGTTGGGGCTAAAACTCGTAATCTGGCTGGCGAGGTGATTGGCACTCTGCGTGTCTGTGATTGCTGTGGGCGCGTAGGCGGTGGCTGTCCTGATTGTGGTGCTGTAATGGGCGATACGACTTATTCAGAAATGGTGGCTTCTGGTGCTTTTGAAGATCAGGAGGTGTTCTGATGAATACAGTTGAGGCGGTAGTAACTAAGGTTCTGGACGTGCGCCCATACCGTAATTTCTGGATCACGCGCGTTGAGGTTCTTAGTGAGGGTGGTTACAGCAACACCGAGATAATCAGTTATTCCGAACGTGACGCGCGGGAAGTAAAGCCCGGCGACACTGTGACAATCTAGGGTGAGCCGGTGACTCAGGCGCGTCGTGTTCACTCTATGACTACGGATAAACCGGGCAGCTTTAACGAGGCGACCCGGTACGCCTATCCGTGGAATGAACCCAAACAAGCCATCGCTGTCGATAAGACTCCCGCTGTTGATCTATATGAACTGGGTCAAGAGCAGGAGTTTTTCGCGTGGGTTGAAGATACCCTCAAGCCACTACCTACATTTATCCGCCGCCGCGTTTCCTCCCGCATAAATGCCGTACACGCTGACAAAGGGCGTCACATCGCAAAGTTAACCCTTCGCAATATCGTGGCACGCGACCTTCCCCACGTGCGAGCAGTTACAGAGCAATACGCCGTGCCTGTTGGCAGCGACTGGATCATTTCTTCCGAATTAAACCCACTGTTTCATACGTTTGAAAACCTTCGTGAGCTAACGCGCCGGTTCAATCAGTTGGCTGACAGCACGGACGAAGATATTGATTTACTTGCTCAGGATATCGCTATTTATGCAAATGCTGCCTTAGCTGAAGTGAGTGAAACCTATGCTGTACTTAGCCCTGTGGATTACAGCAAACGAATGCTGCGTGAAGGCTCAAGGCTAATTGCTTACTTCGGGCTAATCGCGCCCTGGGCTTCACGGCGCAAAATGCCACTTGATGAAATGGCCGCTTCAATTCGAAAAATTCTTGATGATCGTTTTTGGTCACGCCTGCTGCGAAAGTACGCGCGCCGCTGGCGTGAACATCTGCATATTGCCTTTGGTGATGTGCGCCGCGATGTTTCCCCCTATTGCAGCAAAAATCACGTTAAACAGTGGGATGCGCGCCGCAAACGTAGCAGGGAAATCATGAGCCGCCTGGAACTTGAAGATCAGGTTACTGGTGAGCGCATGTCGCTGATAGAGCAGATTGATAAAAGCGTATCGAACCCTGAAAAACGCCGTGTAGAACTTATGACGCGTATTGGTGGTTTTGAGAAGGTGGCAACGGAAAGCGGTTATGCCGGAAGTTTCTTCACGCTCACGGCCCCATCTAAATATCATGCCTATACCGCGTTTGGACACCGTAACCACAAGTGGAACGGAGCAAGCCCACGCCGTTCACAGCGGTATCTCAATCAAATTTGGCAACAGATTCGCGCTGAACTCGCACGCCGCGAAATTCCTGTTTTCGGTCTTCGTGTAGCTGAATCCCATCATGACGGTACTCCGCACTGGCATGGCCTGCTGTTTACAGCCCCAGAGCACACTGCGGAGTTGAAAGAGGTTATGGAAGACTACGCAACGCGTGAGGATGCGGAAGAGCTAACTGGCAAGTCTGGTAAGCAGCCCCGCTTTGAACTTAAGCCGATTGATCCAGCTCTTGGTAGCGCTACGGGTTATGTCGTCAAATACATCTCAAAAAACATTGATGGTTACGCTCTTGACGGCGAGAGCGATCATGAAAGTGGACGCCCTCTGAAGGAAACCGCTAAGCACGCAACAGCCTGGGCGTCATGCTGGGGTATACGGCAATTCCAGTTTGTAGGGGGAGCGCCAGTGTCAGTCTGGCGTGAGCTGCGTCGCCTGAGAAATCAGGAGTTAGCTGACAAAGTTAGCCCTGTCTTTGGAGAGCTGCATCGCGCGGCTCATGCGGGAGATTGGCAGGGTTACATCACTTTGCAGGGTGGCCCTTTTGTTTCCCGCTCCAGGCTTGTCCTCCGCGCCTGGTATCAATACAAAAACGAGCCGACCAGCTATGGCGAATATCAGAAATCTATTAAGGGTTTGGTTATGCCTGCTTCCAGCATTCCGCCCGTAGAAACGCGCCTCCATTCTTATCGAATTGTGAAGATGAAACCTAAATCTTCAGACCACGCCGATCCGGATTTTGACCTTAAGGGCGCGTCTGCGCCCTCTTGGACTCGTGTCAATAACTGTACCGAGTATAAAAAACACACAGATTCACCGCCTATTTATCCGCTAGATCTGACTATGCCATCTGGCGAAGTACAGCCAGAACAATTTGAAATCGGTCAATTAAGCCGAGAACAGAGAAAACAGATTGCGGAAGACATCAGAAACCACAAATCAAATCAGCGTGTTTCACCTGCTGATCAATTTGAGGCGCTCGCTTTAAGCATTACTGTCGGTGATTGTTCCGACTATGACAGAACAAGAGCCGAAAGCTATATGAAAGCCGCACATGCTATACGTCAGGAACAAAGTGCAGTGAGCGATGAAGTTGAATCTCTAGCTAAAGAAATCTTGAGCTGGGCGAGGTTAAGAAAGCTACAAATCAATCCTGTTCAAGCATTAAAACTGGCTCAAGGTGGAGAGGTTACAGTACTTGATACGACATATCGGGCCAATCTCGTAACAGGTGAATTGAGTGTGACTGGTGCAGATATGCACTGGAGGAAGGCGCTGGCTCGTCACAAAGCAGAAACCTTGATCAGCCGCTGGCGTCAGGCAGCAAGCAACGTATGAGTAGACAACATGAATTTAAGTGATTGATATTAATGAAATTAATATAAATTCAAGTAGTTTTTCTTGGTTGGTTAGAATTTTATGGAATTAGCACAATATTGACTATGATTTTTGTGACTCTGCATCCATAATGTTAGCAATAATTAACCTATATCATCTTAGAAGAGCCACCGTTGTTAAACGAAGGTGACATATGAACATTCAACAACGTATAGCCGAACGCTTAGTACAAGCCAGAAACGACGCAGGAATGAGCGCAATTGCTGTCGCAGATGCGATCGGTGTTGTCCGTCAAACCTACAGCAAGTTTGAGCAAGCTCAGGGCGTTCCAAGCGTTACTCAACTCATCTTGCTCTGCAAGATTTTCGATAAGCCTATCGGGTATTTTTATGATCAAGATGATGGCGAGTTTCGTTTTGCAATGCGAGCAGATAGCCCAGATTTGTTGGACGCGAAACTCCGCAATGAGTTGATTGAAAAGTTGAAAAACATCAACGCAATTGAGGAGGCTGCTGAGGCGAATTTGCCTGAAGATCTTCCTAACTCAATGCCTATCTTCACTGCAAGAGAAGAAGACTTGCGAAGAGTAGAAGATAAGGCTATGGAAGAGCGTTTCCGTCTCGGTATCGGTAACGCTACCTGCGTTGGTGATATTGTAGCTATTCTGGAAGCGTCTGATATCCGTGTTATTCCTTTCAATCGCGAGGAAAGTGATAAGGGAATGGTGTTCGGATTTTCTGCGTTTTCGAACAATTACGGCACTGCAATATATGTGAATGTTCATGACAGTATTTCAGTAGAGCGCCAAATTTTCAGTATTTGCCATGAATATGCACATCTTATATTCCATCGTGAAGAGTATGACGGCCCTGCCAAAAGTTATAAAACCAAAGGTAGAGCGACTTCTCCAGAAGAGAAAGTTGCAAACCACTTTGCAGCTTGTTTCTTGGTGCCAGAAAGCGCATTAAGAAAACAGTTTGTCATGCAAGGTGGTGGTTGGGCTTATGAAGAAACCGTTTTACGGCTAAAAAGCATTTTTAGAGTTTCGGCTACTTGCATCATTGATCGCCTCAGTAAATGCAAGTTAATCACTCAACAAAACACTGGTTATCTATGGGCAACTGCCAATCGTAAAGGTTGGATGAGGTATGAACCGAGTCCAATTAGAGAAGCACTAAATTATAAAGGCCGTTTAACCGTATTGTCGCGTAAAGCTTGGGAAGCCGGTTCCGCGTCGGAGACCTTCATATCTGAACTTTTAGAACTGGATAGAAAAGCTCTCAGTAGTCTTCTGGATGAGTGGTACGACGAACAGGAGGCTGGAGAGGATGCCGTTTGAATGCCCTAGATGTGTTATCGACACGAATGTGTTATCTGATTTCTACGAAGGCGGATGTTTAGGGCTTATTTGGCAAATTTATCCGGGAGGCGTATGGATTGATCCCTATGTTTGCGAGGAACTAAAAGCAAAGTACAATCTTAATGTCCAAGAAGAGTTGGCCAGGCTTCAACTCGCTTACAATTTTACCAACGATTATGAACCAGAGCATTTAGTTGAGATGGCAGAAATCAAAACCAGACGAAGAGCTTTGAAATATGCTGATATAAGTTGCGTTGTTAATGCAAGTATTCATGATGCTACATGCTTATCCGCTGATAATGCCGTATATAAAACATGTGAAGAACGCGGAGTTAAAGCCGCTCGTCATGGTGGATTACTGCAAGAGGCTGTTCGCCGTGGAATTATAGACAAACAACAGGCTCTTACATATTTTCAGTTTTTCTTGGACAATGGATTAACGATGAAAGCAACAGTTCGCCAACAAGTTATAGCTAGCTTTTCATAATATGAACTCCCTATCTTTCTATAGAAAAAAGAATCGTTATTGCGATTCTTTTTTCTTAACTTAGAAGTATACCTAAAGGATAGGGAGAGTATCATCAAAACCTTCATACTTACGATTAGATGGCTCACTAAGATGTGGGTGTCTGTAAGTGCACCAAATTAAGCTATCACTCCAACCTTTTGCATGAGCGATAACTTAAGTAATATGTTGCCCCCCCCTAACTCATAAAATCAACTCGAGCCTTTAACTTATTGTCATATTATTTATTGATTTAGCGATATCACCAATGTGATTACACTCCCAGCCAAAATCACCTTCAATTTGTTGAACGAAACTTCCTTTTTCACTTCTTAATCTAACTAAATTATCTTTATCAAGATAATGGTAATTTAGAAGATGTTTAAGAACTTTGCCTTCTGGCTTAAGTTGAAACTCTTGATTATTTGCGTTCAACAAATCTAAGATATCCTGAGTTTTACCTTCCTTCCTCAACAACTTGTAAAGTATTCCTGATGATGTAACTTTCAAAAAACATACAAGCGCCAACGCGGCCATATAGAAATTATCACGATTGCGTGCAATATTTTCATGATTATCAACAACTACCATAGCAGATAGGCAGCGTTCAGCTTCTCGTAACGAGCAGTTATTAACCTCAATCAGATAAGATAATAATTTTGAAAACATCCCATTTGAACTTATACCTAATGAGTGATTCATTCTTACAAGTTTCTGTACATAATCATAGATTGTAGTTCCGCTTTGATTATAGTCATTATTCAGATCATGAAGATTTACTTTTGGCAAAGTAAACCAATAGTGTATGAATTTATTAAGGTATAGACTCGTATTTATATCGCCATATCTACAAGCTATTCCCTTTTCAAATTGCTCGCGATTCATGACCAATAAAAAAACCAAACCTTTTACTGAAAAAAGATGTTTTATTTTCTCAAGCAAATCAAGTGAATAGTCCGGCCTAGCACGATCCAGCTCATCTATTATAACTAATGTTTTCTTTTTAGTGTTTATATATATTTTTTCCAATGATTCCTTAAAGTCAATAATTTCTTTTTTTTCATCCTCCATGGATTTAATTTTACTTTCAACGAAAGACTCCATTTCACTACTAATAGAATCACTAATAACATCGTTAGCCTTATCGATTACAGTTCCATTAACAACTCCTGCCGTTAGAGCAGTAATTGCTATTTTAGCGCTCCCGACCAATATTTTTGCGCCAATTTTCTTTCCGGTTTGTATGATTTTCTCTGCAACAAACTCAGCATCAGGCCCTTTGGATTTAAGTAAAGAATAAAGCTCAGCAGATATGGAAATAAAAGGATCAGACTGATAGTCATTTTCAAAAGCATCAAAATATACGACATCAATATCTTCACTGTTATTTAGCTCAATTTCAGATTTTAGCATCTTAACAAAGGATGTTTTACCACTTCCCCAAACATCATCTATTGCAAAGACCAGGTTAGCATCTGGAGAATTAATGATAAGGCGCTTTATTTGTTCAAACAAAGGCTTACGATTAAAAATATCAGAACTATTATCGAATCCGTTTTCAAACTCATTCAATTTTGAAGTTATATACATATAGCACCATTTGTTTAAATTGGTCATAAGATTTAATCTAGTTCAATATGAATTGATATCATATTTTTCACAGTCTTAAAAATCTAAAGCTCAGGCACATCACTAAAATTCAGTCATAAAAACCAATCCTATCAGCCATTTATCAATAAAACTATACTTTCCGCCAGTTAGGTAATCTGCAAGAAAGTGCACAAAAACGCACAATTTTTCAAATCTGGCTAACCATCTTCAAGCCTTTTGCCTGCGCGGTCTAGCCTGGGTGTGACAAATGCACAATAAACGAAGCAAATGTTGCGCGCAGGTGACGGGGGAACAGCCCACGCGACAGGGGGCTGTAGGGGATGCCTTTAAATGCCATGGTGCGGCCTCCCCTGCTTTCTGCGCACGCTTTCTCGATTATGGGTGCGTGCGGGCCGATTGCAGTTTGCACCAGCCAGAATGGCGCGCATGCGCACTGAGTGAGGGGCGTTAAAGATCGTACCGGGCGGTGTTCGGGTGGTGGCCGGTCATGCGAAGATTGAAAATTACTGAAGGATAACCGCCGCAGGATGTGCGGCGGGTGAAGCGGATCACTCATCTTTGAGCAAAGCGTAGGGATTAAAGCGGATCACTTCCTGACCGAGCCAGTCATTGACGCCCTTCATGGCTTCCATTACGGGCAACATTTCGTTAATGGCGAAGACGCGCGCGGCCTTCTCAACATCACCTAGGGAGCCATTACCTTCCGGCATTGCGCCCATCAGTTGCGGCGGAATGCGATGAGCATCGCGTAAATCGTTGCGCGTGGCTGATTTGATGTTAAGAAACTCATCCTTTGCCGATATCTGGCTGAACGGCAATAGTTGCACGCCGTCTTTGCCGCCGCCCGGTGCGTGGATCAGCACGTTTTTGAAGGAGCCTTTCCCTCTGGCCTGTGACAGCGTCTTTTGCACCACCTTTATGCTTTCCTGATCCACCTTCTCTGAACCGACATAGAGAATACATCCGGCGTGAGAGCCGTTGTCATAGTAGAGTTTGCGGAACCTGTCGGCAGAGTGGGACAGGCTGGCGGACAGCAGCGCCCCCATGTATTCAGGCATACCATAGATTTCCTGATGAATATCCGGGTTCATGATGTGGCAGATCTGCCCCGTTTTAAACTCGTATTCATCTTTCCACTGCCGGATAAACCAGTAAGTATCAAGGTCACTCCCCCGCCGTGTGTTCAGGGCCGGAACATGCTGGAGTTTGAGCGGTGCACCCAGGAGGTTAGAGCGACGTTCAAGGTAGGCATTGCCGAAGACAAACCAGTCCAGCGCAAAAGCAGAAAAGGCCTGCCGTGACAGTAATGGGTGAGGGATATAGCAGCCGGTCAGCACATTACGCTTGAAGTAAAGCGCCGACTGATGCAGCGGGGATTGTGCGAACGCACGGGTTAACCCCTTCCAGTCTATTGGTGTTTCGTAGTACCGGCCGTTATCGATGCAGCACATGCTATCAAGAAGATCGTAGCCGTCTGTAACCGAATATGGCCCGTCAAACGTGAAGGCGCTGAGCGCCGGATCGCTTCTGAGCGCGTCAGAGATATCAGGCTGTCCGGCACTGCCATTGCTGGCGGTGTGATTGTTTTTGTATGTGCGCTTCTTCATTAGAACTCCATAGCAAACCCGCCGCTGCCGCTCTCCTGGCCCAGCGGTTCGTTAATAATGGCGAGCATATTCGCCCAGGCTAAATCACCGTGGCTGACGCCGCGTGAGCGGTCAGTGTCATAGGTGATGAATCCGCCAGGCGTTTTTACCTTGCGAACAGAGTTAAACGCGTTGATCAGGGCGCGCTCGCTGCGGTCATATTCCCATCGCCCGGCGCGGATCAGCTGTAGCATTTTCAGCACCAGGGCGCGCTTTGACGTCATTGACATGGTGTAGGGCATTGCCATCGGGAAAAACTTCTTCACTATCTGGTAAACAGCCTCTCCGTTACCGCCTGTCACGTCGATGCCGACATGCTGCACGTTGTATTTGAAAGTGAAGTTTTCGATAACTTTCGCCTGCTCTTCAAACTCAAGGCCGCGCACCTGTTCCGTTTCCACAGTGCGGAATTTACCGCCCGGCACCAGTGGCGGCACCACAACGCAAATCGCGCCGCTGTCACCGTTGCCGCTGCTGCCGTTGGCGTCATAGCCAATCCATACCGGGCGGTTACCCATCGGCCTGGACGCGAAAGGCTTCCAGTCCGGCCATTCGTCGTAACCATCTGCCCCGCAGCCAATCAGGGCGTTAAGGTTGAATGCAGACTCGCCATCGCGAACGAACTCGCACATGTACAGGTTGCGGAATTCATCCTCGCTGTTTTCATCCTGGATTTCTTCAAGGTCGGTGTATTCCCAGCCGTGGTCTATCACGTCCTTCAGGGTGACTATCTGACGCCAGGTTTTATCCGGGCATAACAGCCCGCTGTTCAGCGTTTTCCAGCCCACATCAAACGCTTTGCGCTGTGCCTTTGTGCGTTTCTCATTCCAGCGATCGCCCGTCCAGAACGGGTAAGCCTCATGGGTTTCACCTGACGGCGTGGAAAAGTAGGTACGCGTTAGCCCCTTCAGCGTTGCCATCGCCCCAGCAACCTTTCGCAGGTTGGTAAAGTTGCTGACCCAAAAGAATTCGTCAAACTTCAGGTTGCCCGTATAGGACTGCGCCGTCGCCGCAGACGTGCCGAGGAAATGCAGCTCTGCGCCGTTACTCAGTACGATTTTGTCACCGCCCTTAAGCTCAACATCTACCTCTTCGGCAACTCTCTGAATGAATCCCCTGAACTGGTGAGCCTGGCGGCGGGATGCAGACAGAAATATCTGGTTTCGCTGGTACGGGTATTTCACATCGTCACGCAGCGCATCAAGTAACGCCTCGCGGGCAAAGTACCAGGTTGCACCAATCTGGCGGGACTTCAGTATCATGCGGTTTCGGTGATGGCGTTGCTCATACCAGCCACGTTGATGCCACGACAGCGAATCCAGTATTTTCTCCCGCAGCGCGACGATCTGTTCTTCGGTGAAGTGATTTTTCTGCTTGCGCTTGCGCGGCTTTTTGCCCGCTCCAGTCTCTGCCTGCTGTCCGTCAGACAGCTTTTTCAGTTGCCGGGTAAGCAGATCAATCTCTTTGAAGTCTCCCCCCGTCTTGTCTTTCTTGTCCGTCAGTTGGATGAGGCGGGCATCCATAGACTGGCTGACGCGCTGGACGGGCGGCGTTTCATCCCATTCATCGCGTTTTTTCCATGAATAAATTGTGTTCTGATTAATTCCCATCAGACGCGCGATCTCCGCTGGCGGGTAGCCCTGCCAGTAAAGTTGTTTTGCTCTCTGACGTACAAAAGCGTCCTGTATCATCTGCCCTCCACCGTTAATGTGGTGAAGATTACCCCGCGCGCGATCCCCCTATCGCCCACTTTAAGGTCTGGCCTTCCTCCGACAACAAAACCTCGTTGAGACAGCAAGTTACGCTCTGCCATCATGGCCGTACAGAAACCACTCAACAGGATTATCGTCATGGCTAGCGCAGCTAAACCAGCCCGTAAGAAATTCCGCGTTGCTGTCTCCGGTGCCACCGTTGACGGGCGTGAAATTCGCCCTGAGCACCTTCGTGATGCAGCAGCAAACTACAGTCCGGACGTGTACGGAGCACGCGTCAACGTGGAGCACTATCTTTCGCCTTTCCCCGGCAGTGATTTCGGCGCAATGGGGGATGTGACGGCGCTGAGTGCTGAAGATATCAGCGAAGGTCCGCTCGCCGGACGCACCGCGCTTTACGCTGAGATTGAACCTTCTGAGCGCATGAAGAAGCTGACTGAGGAAGGCAAGAAGATTTACTCCAGCATAGAGCTGCACCCGCAGTTTGCGCTTAACGGCAAGGCTTATGTCATGGGGCTGGCAATGACCGATACCCCGGCGAGCCTCGGCACCGAGCGCCTGAAGTTTGCCGCGCAGCAGCGTCAGCAGGTTATGTCCTTCAACAATCTGCAGGGTGAAGCCCCGCTGTTCACCGATGCCATTGAGGCCGAAATCATCGAACTGGATGAGCAGCGCAGCGATGAGGGTAAACAGTGGTTCGGGCGTGTCATGGGGATTATCGGCAAAGGCCGTAAGTCTGACGGTGAGCAGTTCAGCCAGGTGCGTGACGCCGTTGAGAATGTCGCTCAGTCCCATGCCGAACTGCTGGACAACTTCAACGACCTGAGCCGCGCCCGCGAGCAGGACCGCCAGGCCATCCAGAAACTGACCACCGATCTTGCCGCGCTGACCAGCAAACTGGGCAGCACAGACGCCAATTTCAGCCAGCGGGCACCCGCGAGCGGTGGCGCTAACGCGCAACTGGCTGATTACTGATATTCACAAAGAGAGCAGAGAGCATGGATAACAATACCCGCCAGTTATTTGATCAGTACATCGCCCGGCAGGCACAGCTCAACGGCGTATCAACCGCCGCCGTTGCTGCAAAATTTGCCGTAGATCCGACGCGTCAGCAGCGCCTTGAGCAGGCCGCACAGCAGGATGATTCTTTCCTGAGCAAAATTAACGTGTTTGGCGTTAATCAGCAGATCGGTCAGAAAGTCCTGATTGGCAGCAAAGGCCCGATGGCTGGCGTAAACAACAGTGTTACCAGTCGTCGCAACCCTGGCTCAAATCATTCAATGGAGCCGTTCGATTACATGTGCCGCAAGGTCAACTATGACTACGGCATCAGTTATGAACAGCTTGATGCGTGGGCGCACATGCCGGAGTTCCAGCCGCTGATCAGTAAGGCGATGGCCCGCCAGATGTCGCTTGACCGCATCATGATTGGCTTTAACGGCGTGAAGTACAGCGACCCGTCTGACCGTGCCGCTAACCAGCTATTGCAGGACTGTGGCATTGGCTGGCTGGAAAAAATCCGCCAGGAAGCGCCGCACCGCGTCATTTCCAATGTGACGATCACCTCGCGCGATGAAGATAACAAGATTGTCGCAAAAGGCACCTACGGCAACCTTGGCGCTGCGGTGTACGACGCCAAAAACAGCCTGATGGATGAGTGGCACAAACGTAACCCGGATAACGTGGTGATTCTTGCGGGCGACCTGCTGACGAGCAGTAATTTCTCGGCCATCAACGCGTTAAGCCAGACCAACCCGAATACCGAAATGCTGGCCGGTCAGCTGATTGTCGCGCAGGAGCGCGTAGGCAATATGCCGACCTTTATCGCGCCTTACTTCCCGGTGAATGGCGTGCTGATCACGCCGTTCAAAAACCTGTCGGTGTACTACCAGCGCGGCGGTCTGCGCCGGACGATCAAAGAAGAGCCGGAATACAACCGTGTCGCAACGTATCAGTCTTCAAACGATGACTTCGTCATTGAAGACTACGGCAATGTTGCGTTCATTGACGGCATTCAGTTCGCCCAGGCCGAAGCGGCAGGCGAGTGACAGAAGCGGCGGGGCATTGCCCCGCCATGACGGGGAGAAGTGACGATGTTAACACCGGCACAACGACATTTTCAGAGGGTCATGGCAGAACGCCGGGGCCAGGCGGATGAAGAATCCGATATCCAGCGTACCGCGCATGAGCAAATTCTGCATCGGCTGCGTATGGACTTGTCCCGCCTCAGCGGCGTGCAGTCCGAAGAAACCAAAGCCGAAATGAAAAAATCCATGCTGCCTGAATATGACGGGTGGATTGAAGGCACGCTCGACGGCGACAGCGGGCGGCAGGACGAAGTCATTACCAGGCTGATGGTCTGGGCGATTGACTGCCGTGACTATGCACTTGCGTTGAGGCTGGGGCGCTATGTGGTGCGCCACGGATTGACGCTGCCGGATAACTTCAACCGTACGGCAGCTACCTTCCTGACCGAAGAAATGAGCAAACCGGTGCTGACGCTTGCCGCAGCTGATGCTGACGCTGATTTATCGGCCAGTACCGCAGTGCTTGATGAAGTGGCGGACATTGTCGCCGACAGTGATATGCCGGATGTGGTACGCGCCAAATTGTGCAAAGCCCGCGCGCTTGCCCGCCGTGGTGCGACTGATATCACGACCAAAGCTGAGGCGCTGGCGCTGTTCCGTGAGGCGCTGACGCGAAACACTAATGCCGGGGTAAAAAAAGAGATCGCAACGCTTGCCCGTGAAGTTAAGAAGCTGTCTGCGGATAGCGGCACGGGTGAAGGTGACTCGGCCAGCACCGACAAAACTGACGGTACTGCTGATCCCGTCCCTGAAAAAAGCGCCACCGCCAGCGCAGCAGGTAAAGCGACGACGCGTAAAACCACGACCAGGGCGGCAACAGGCAAAACGACAAAGCGCAAGCCTGCCAGCCAGAAAAAGAATTAACGACTTCGGCCCCGTCCGACAGGCGGCGCGGGTGGATATCTGACCGTTTACGGTCTTTTAACCACCCGCCCACCGCCTGATTTATGGGAGATAAGTGCATGAGCAGCCTTGTGGCAAATAAGCGCGTGTTGCCTGCCGACAGCGATACGCCTGATGTTGATGATGGTGATACCACCGTCAGCGCCGGGGACTTCTGGCCGGTGATTAAGCTGGCCGATCTTCGTCTGGCCGCGCGCATCACTGGCGGCATCACCACGTCCAGGCTGATGCACGTCACCACGGAAGCGGTAGCCCATGTCACTGCGCAGTTGCTTGACTGGCGTGCCGGTCAGGTCAAAGCAGGTTTTCAGTCGCTGGAAGATGTGCCTTCAGCCCTGCCATCAGGTGAGATGGAAAAGCTGGTTATCAATGGTGAAAACGTGAAGGTGTACCGCTTCCGCCGCGCAGTCTATTCGATTGCCAGGGCGCTGGTACTTGAAGGCTATCGCGACGTTGATACCACGGCGAAAGGCGATAAAGACGCCGCCGCGCTTGACCTGCAACGGGATGATCTCTGGCGGGATGCCCGCTGGAGTATCGCTGACATTCGCGACACCCCGCGCCTCTATGCGGAGCTTTGCTGATGAAAGTGAAGGCATTGCAGGGGGATACGGTGGATTTGCTTTGCTGGCGTCACTACGGCACCACGCAGGGCGTGACCGAAAAAGTGTTGTCTGCCAATCCCGGACTGAGCCAGCAGGTTTTTCTTGATGCCGGTCAGGAGATTGAACTGCCGGAAATCGCGCGTAAAGCGACACAGGAGATGGTGCAGCTATGGGATTAAGTTTTTTTCAGCGCCTGAATGACTGGCTGACATTCACGATGTCAGCGATGGTCACGAGTATCGGCGTCATGACACTAAGCGAAAAGATTGCGCTGGCCGGTCTTCTCGTCGGGATGGTTTTTGGTGCCCGTGGATGGCTCTATCGCGCCCGCATCGAACGGGGGCAGAAGCGTCGAAACGAACTGATTAACCAGATCCTTGAGCAGGCAGAACACAGACAGATGAGTGAGTCAGAGCGCCGGGCGCTTGACCTTCTGCAACAGAATGAGCCGGAAGATGAAACAGCTTATTAAAAAATGCTCCATTGCGGCCATTGTTGCGCTGGGTATAACGCTGAGTCCTGGCGCGTTGCGCACCACGCCTGAAGGCCAGCAAAAGATTGCTGGCTGGGAAGACTGCCGGAATACGCCCTACTACTGCACGGCTGGCGTGCTGACGGTTGGAATTGGTTCGACGGGACGTGTTGAAAAGCGTGAGTACAGCGACAGCGAGATCGCCGGTCGCTGGATTAACGATATGCGGCACGCTGAAAACTGCATTAACCAGAATTTTGAAGGCGCGCATATGCCGCAGTCTGCCTTTGAGGCCATGACGGATGCCGGTCTTAATGTGGGGTGTACTGGACTGATGTGGTTCACGGACGGCCAGAAGCGAAAGCAGCGCACGACCATCTGGAAGAAGGCGCAGGCGCATGAATGGCAGGCGATGTGTAATCGGCTGACGGACTTTGTAAACAGCGGCGGTAAACGCAGCCAGGGGCTGGTTAACCGGAGAACGGATTTTAAGGCGTGGTGCCTGCGTGACGTGGAGTCTGGAAAGTGAAGATTACAGCCATCTTATGTGCGTTGCTGGCGCTGACCTCTGGTGGCCTGCTCTGGCAGACACATCAACGCGGTAAAGACTCCGTCCGTAACGAGGAGCTTTCCCGCGAGGTGAAGAGCAATGGTGAGGTGCTGGGCGAGCTGCGTGCGCTGACTGCTGACGCCCGCGAAGTTCTTGCACAGCTGCGGGCAACCGAACAGCAAAGAAACGCCGAGGGAGAAAAGCGACGTGAATACATGCGCGATGCCATCAAAGACGATACGTGTGCCAGTACTGTTGTGCCTGCTTCTGTCAGTAACAGCCTGCAACACCGTACCGCCGCAGCCGCAAATGAAAATCGTGCACGAACCGGTGCCGGAAAGCCTGACGGCAGCAACGCCAGCGCCGGAACTGACCGCCCCGGTAACGTGGGGCGCGATAGCCATCTGGAGTGACCGCCTGCGCGATGCGCTGGATACCTGCAACGCCGATAAGGCGGCGATAGCCGATCTCGATCTGCGCCGCCTGAAAAGACTGACTGACCACGCGAGGGCAACACCATGACTTTATTCGACTACCTGAGCGCTCACCCTTACTGGACGCTTATTTATCTGCTGATCATTGCGGGCGCGATTGAACGTTTCGGGCGTTAAGAAGGTATCACCATGCTGAAAGCTGACTCACTGCGAGAGACCCTGACGCGCGCTAACAAATGGTGCAGGGCCAATCCTGAAGCCTTCACCGTATTTGTGGAAGAAGGGAATATCGAGACGACCGGCGAAACACCGTCGTTTATGTACCGCTATACCCTGGCGCTGTTTGTGATGAATTTTGCCGGTGATATTAATGATTTCACGTTGCCTTTAATGGCATGGCTCTGGCACAACCAGCCCGATCTGCTGCTGAACCCGGAGAAGAACCGGAACGTTAAATTTACGACCCTTATCAACAACGACGATACCGCCGACATTCTTTTTGAAATGCCGCTGCACGAGCGCGTAAAGGTCACTCTGGACGCAAAAGGCATCCCCAGGGCGGAGCATTTACCGGAACCTAAACCGCGCATACCGTCAGCGGACGGCGACTGGAGCACCATCTTTGAAGATGTAACGTGGGAGGCTGACGTGCATGAGTAACGATCTCTTCCGTGAGCTGGATCAGGTATTCAGCGACATACTCGCGGGCACCTCTCAGGCCGGACGTGTTCGCACCGCCCGCGCGGTTGGCCAGGCACTGCGAAAGAGCCAGCAACAGCGCATCAAAGCACAGCAAAACCCCGAAGGTTCGCCGTATCCTGCCCGCCGCCGCAGGGTGCTGCGCTCTCAGCAGGGCATTGTGTTTGTCTGGCAGGGTGAGATCCGCCGCCTGAAAAACTGGCACGGTGGCCGGGGGAAATACGGGCGCACCATTACCGGCTTTGACGAAGAGCGCAACGATATTCGCACCTTTTACCGCAGCGATATTGAGCGTTACATCGAGATCAATACGCGCTCAGTGCGCCGCAGCACTGCGAAGAAGGTGTCGATGTTTCAGCGGCTGCGCAGTTATCGCTTTCTCAAAATGCGCGCTGATGCAGGGGGCACATCCGTGGGTTATGACGGCGTGGCGGCACGCATTGCGCGTGTGCACCAGTACGGCCAGCGCGACCAGGTCGGGCCGGGTGCTTTTGCTAAATATCCGGTGCGTGAGCTGCTGGGCTTTACCGCTGGCGATGAGCAGATGATTACGGAACAGGTGCTTAACAGCCTGGGGAGTGCCGCGCGATGAGTGCTGAACTTATCCGCCTGCTGGAAAATATCCTCCGCGTTGGCGTCGTTATTGCCGTTGATGAAGAGAGCTGGCGCGTGCGCGTGCAAAGCGGCGAACTTCAGACCGACTGGCTGCGCTGGAACGCCACGCGCGCCGGGGCATTCAGTATCTGGATGCCGCCTTCCGTGGGTGAGCAGGTCTGGCTGGGCTGTATCGGTGGCAATCCTGAAACAGCGGTCATTATCGGCAGTCTTTACAGTAGTGAGCACCCTGCACCGGGCAGCAGCCTGCAAGAGATTGTACTGACAGCACCAGACGGCGCGTCTTTCCGCTATGACGCAGAAGCCAGCGCGCTGGAAGCGCAGGGCATGAAGACAGCACATATCAAAGCCTCTGCCAGCGTCACGCTTGAAACACCGATTGTGGAATGCACCGACCATCTGAAAGCGCGGACGTTCGAACTGTCGGAGGGCGGCACGATGAAGGGCAATGTTACCCATTCTGGCGGATCGCTTACATCTAACGGGGTGACGGTTCATTCGCACGTACATGGTGGTGTGCAGGGTGGCAGCAGCAACACCGGGGGGCCGAAATGACAGTCCGCTATACCGGAATGAACCCGGACGGCACGGGCCAGCTTACCGATACCGATCAGCTGTGGCATTCAGTACGCGACATACTGACCACGCCGCTGGCAAGCCGGGTGATGCGACGGGATTACGGCAGCATGATCCCAGATCTGCTGGATGAACCACAGAACGAAGTGACACGCCTGCAATGCATGAGTGCGGCGGTAATCGCCCTGACGATGTGGGAGCCGCGTATTGCCCTGAACGGCATCAATATCATTTATTCAAAGGATGGCGCTGTCACCGCTGAACTGGTCGGTATTATCACCGAAACCATGCAGACGGCTGGCAGTTCGTTGACGCTCAGGAGTGGCAGCAATGGCAACAGTTGATTTATCGCAGCTACCGCAGCCGCAAATTATCGAAGTCCTGGACTTTGAAGTCATACTCAGCGAGGTCAAAGCCGTCATGCTTGCGGCATTCCCACAGGAACAGCAACCATCTGTTTCCGCCGCGCTGGAGCTGGAATCCGAACCGCTGAACGTGATCGCTCAGGTGATTGCCTATCGTGAAATGACGCTTCGCCAACGCATCAATGAGGGCGCAGCGGCATGTATGCTGAGTCATGCCGTATCAACCGATCTTGATAATCTCGCAGCCAATCTGAATACCGAACGTCTGATCACCACCCCGGAAACGGCAACTGCTGACGCGGAAATGGAAAGTGATACCGCGCTGCGCCTGCGTGCTCAGTCTGCATTTGAAGGCCTGAGCGTGGCCGGTCCCACCGGGGCATATGAATATTTTGCAAAGAGCGTCAGCGGAAAAGTGGCGGACGCGAGAGCAACCAGCCCGTCGCCCGCTGTCGTGATCGTTTCTGTGCTTTCCACAGAAGGTGACGGTACGGCATCGGCAGAATTACTGAGTAGCGTCAGAAATGCCCTCAATGACGAAAACATACGACCTGTCGGTGACAGGCTCACGGTGCAAAGTGCTGCAATTATTGATTATCAAATCAGGGCGCAGCTTTATTTTTATCCCGGTCCTGAGTCTGAGCCGATCCTTACCGCTGCGCAAAACGCCCTTCAGTCATGGCTCACTCAGCAGGGCAAAATTGGTCGCGATGTCGCCCGTTCGGCCATCATGGCTGCCTTGCATGTTCAGGGTGTGCAGCGGGTGGAGTTGCAGGAGCCTGTCAGCGATCTTGTGATTGATGATACGCAGTCGGCGCGCTGCACGTCCTTCGCTATCAGCAAAGGGGGAACCGATGAGTAATAGCCTGCTGCCTCCATCGGCAAGTGATTTCATGCGAAACACTGAGGAGGTGACGGAGAAGATAACTGATATTCCGGTAATGCTTCGCACCTTGTGGAACGCTGATACCTGTCCGGTGAGTCTTCTGCCTTATCTGGCATGGGCGCTTTCAGTCGACAGGTGGGACAAGGACTGGCCGGAGCAGACCAAGCGGCAATCTATCCGCGACGCCTGGCTGATTCACCGACACAAAGGCACCATCGGCGCATTACGCCGCGTTGTGGAGCCGCTTGGATACATTATCAATGTTACGGAATGGTGGGAAACCAACGATCCCCCAGGCACATTTCGCCTTGATATCGGTGTATTAGAGTCTGGTATCACCGAGGAAATGTATTACGAAATGGAGCGGCTCATTGCCGATGCCAAGCCCGCAAGCCGCCATCTTATCGGGCTAAATATTATCCAGGACATACCCGGCTACCTCTACACCGGTGCCCTGACCTATGACGGCGACATCATCACGGTTTACCCCGGATAAGTGAGAACACAATGGCAGTGAAATTTAAAACAGTTATCACCAAAGCCGGTGCGGAAAAACTCGCGGCAGCAACCATTCCGAACGGGAAAAAGGTGAACTTTACGGCGATGGCTGTGGGCGACGGTGGCGGTACGTTGCCGACGCCTGACCCGAATCAGACAAAGCTGGTCAAAGAGGTCTGGCGTCACGCGCTGAACAAAATCAGCCAGGACAAAAAGAATAAGAATTATGTCGTGGCGGAGCTCGTTATCCCGCCTGAGACTGGCGGTTTCTGGATGCGTGAAATGGGGCTTTATGATGACGCCGGCACGCTGATCGCGGTCGGCAATATGGCCGAAAGCTACAAGCCAGCGCTGGCGGAAGGTTCAGGCCGTGCGCAGACCATTCGCATGGTTATCATGGTAAGCGACATCGAGTCCGTCGAACTGACCATTGATACCTCAACGGTGATGGCAACGCAGGATTACGTTGACGACAAACTCGCGGAGCATGAGCAGTCCCGCCGCCATCCTGACGCTACACTCACCGCAAAGGGTTTCACGCAGTTAAGCAGCGCGACCGACAGCACGTCGGAGAGCGTCGCAGCAACGCCGAAAGCAGTTAAAACGGCGTATGACCTTGCCAAAGGTAAATACACGTCTCAGGACGCCACCACGGCGCAAAAGGGTATCGTCCAGCTCAGCAACGCGACCGACAGCGCGTCTGAGGCGCTCGCAGCGACGCCGAAAGCGGTTAAAGCGGTAAATGATGAACTGGCGAAAGTAAAAGACAGTCTCAAGACAGCGTCGGGTAAGGATGTCGTCGCTTCTCAGACCGATACTACAGCGGGCAGAGTGTTGACAGTTGGCTATGGGGGGCTTGGTGGGACAGCCCCACGGACAACCGTGGCCGGGTCAAACAATTATGACAATATTCCAACCGGATTACCTTCTGGCTTCTGGACGCATGCTATTGGTGGTGGCCCGTACGCTCACACTATTACACTGCTACAGGATGGAGGAGGAAACAGGGACGACAGACATCTGATTATTCCGTCAGACAGCACAGGCAAAATTGCGATTCGCTGGGATGCCGGGCAAACAAAGAGTTACCAATATTTTTATACCGATAAGAATAAACCTACAGCCGCGGACGTAGGTGCGGTTCCTAGCGGGCGCAAGGTCAATGGCCGGGCGCTGATAGCCGATATAAACGTAACCTCTCAGGATATTTTCAACGGTCAGGCTATTGGGCTTTCGACAGAGGATTTGGATACGCTGAAAACGCCGGGAATTTATTACCAACCAGCGAACGCCAATACCTCAGCCGCTAGGCACTACCCCGAAAATAACGCCGGAACGCTGGTTGTTTATAAAAATGCCGGAGTAACGCAGGTTTACAGGGTTTATAACAGTTCCAGAAGTTATACCCGGAGCCAGTATTCAACTGGTGCCTGGACTGCGTGGACGCCTGTTGATGCGTTTCCTGTTGGTGCCCCTATTCCGTGGCCGTCCGATGTGGCACCGTTCGGTTATGCCATTATGGCGGGGCAAACCTTCGATAAAGCGGCTTATCCCCTTCTGGCGGCAGCATATCCGTCAGGCGTAATTCCTGATATGCGCGGATGGACGATTAAAGGGAAGCCTGCAAGCGGTCGTGCAGTGCTGTCACAGGAACAGGACGGCATTAAGTCGCACAATCACGGGGCATCAGCTTCATCAACCGATCTCGGGACGAAAAATACCAGCGCATTCGATTACGGGACGAAAACGACCAGCGCCTTTGACTACGGGACTAAAACATCAAACAGCACCGGTGCACATACGCACAGCGTTTCCGGTACTGCTGCAAGTGCTGGCGACCACAGTCACGCCCAGAGAGCATGGCGTGATGGTGGGGGCGGGAATGGCGTTTATATCGACCGTAACGTCTTTAATAAAGCCGGCTTTGTTGATACGTCATCTTATACCGTAAATGCTGGGGCACACACACACAGCGTAACGGGTACTGCGGCCAGCGCTGGCGCGCATGCGCATACGGTAGCCGTAGGGGCTCATACGCATACGGTGGCCGTAGGGTCGCACACACACTCGGTTGTTATGGGGTCGCATACCCACACCATTACCGTTGCCGCTGCCGGTAACACAGAAAACACCGTTAAAAATATCGCTTATAATTACATTGTGAGGCTTGCATAATGGCTTTTAAATTTTCTGGTAAAGACCGCACTATCCGAATTTACAACCTCCGCGCAGACACCCGAGAGTTTATTGGCGCGGGGGATGCTTATATACCGGCTAATACTGGTCTCCCGGCAGACTGCACGAACATTGCCCCGCCCGACGTGCCAGAAGGAAAAGTCGCCGTATTCAACGGGGCTGCGTGGGATCTGGTCGAGGACTATCGAAATCAAACGCTATACAGCAAAGAAACAGGCGAGCGCGTATTTCTTACCGGGCCAGGTGCATTGCCAGCAGATATAACGACAATCGCCCCTGATGGAAACTTTATGCGATGGAATGGTGAAGGCTGGGAAAAAGACACGGAGGCAGAACGCGCCGCAGCGGTGTCGTTCGCAGAAAGTGAGAAAAAACGGCTGATGCAGGAGGCAACACTCACGATTGAAACATTACAGGATGCCGTAGATTTGGGGGTAGCGACCGAGAATGAGGTCAGCATGTTGACGGTGTGGAAAAAATACCGTGTTTACCTTAGCCGGGTTTCACCTGATGCCGTGCCGGATATTGAATGGCCTGCACTCCCGGTGTGATAGCTTTCTTCTGAGTATAAAAAAGCCCGCTATAAGCGGGTTTAATCATAGGGGCATTCTTCATAGTCTTTTTCTGTTTCATCACCTGCAAACAGTCTGAGCCAGCAAAAGCCAAAGAGCCACCATGCAGCCAGACCACCAACAATCCAGAGTAAAATCGTCATTATCACTTCCTCGTTAGTGGCGCAACGATAACGACAATAGCCCTTCATTGATAATGGATTAAAACGATCGGATTACATTAATCGTTCGGTCAAAACGATCGTATCGCATCAGATGCTATCCTCCGCCAAACGATTTCGCTGCCGTTACGCATGGCCGGTTTTAACCGGGCTGGCCATTGGTATCGAGTACAGTCATTTTTAACGGTGCTGTAGCACTGTCAGTTATGGCAGTGCCGCAAGGAGAGGAAGCGGCCAAGTGCCCGCTTCCGATTTATGTGGGTGCCGTCAGAACAGGCCAGACAGCGTACTACTGGCAGAGTTGTAGGCGGATGTGGCTTTATCCTTCAGCCCTGAGAGCAGATCGCCAACTGACGACGCTTGCAGGCGCTCGCGTAAGTCTTCATCACAGCGCTGGAAGCTGATCGAAAACTCTATTTTCTTCGCCTTTCCGTAACGGTCAAACTCCGTATGAGTGGCCTGTAGCCCGGTCAGCACGTACATGCCGTAAATCTGCCCCGCCCCGCTGATTAAAGGCCAGGGACGCCCGGTGTATGCCTGAGTAGCCAGGACGGTAAGAGACACGTCGCCGCCTGTAATTTCAGGGTAAAGCACCCCGTCCAGATTGATTTGCGTCTCTCCTGCGCCGATGTATTGCCATTTCGCCGATCGGTTAATACGATCGTTTTTCACATGTCGCCAGTTCAGCGAGTGGCGCAGCTGCTGGTAGGGTAGTGTCTTCAGTTCAAAAACGAACATCCCGTATATCATCATCATAATGTTGCTTCCCCTTAATCTCTGTCTTTGAAGCTACCGCGATTGAGCCGCGCAAGACGGGCCATTTCGGCATTCACCGCGTCGGCAGCAATGCGGCCAATTTCGCGCGCGTCCTGCCGGTCAACGCCGTGCAGGTGTACGTGGATTTCCCCCGTAAAGCCGCCAGCGGCAACCGGTATATTGCTGGCGCTGCGGCTGACTGGCAGAAGTTCAGCCTGCTTAACGGAAAGCGATGCCGCTACCACTGCGGGATGTTCGCTTAACCCGTTGTTCCTGACCGTGCTGGCCAGCTGCGACTCCTTCCATTCCCCACGAACGGCCAGCGCACGGGGCAGGTTTTTAAACACGATATCGCCGGGGCCGATCTTCTTCGTGTTGTCGGCTGTTGCTTTGGTGTTGCTGTCGATATTCTGCAACCGGCGCAATGTGCCGTTATCGCCGGTCAGCGGTGATGAGGGTTGAGGTGCGCCAGGCGGAACGTTTTTCACCTCAACTTTTTTCGGTGCAATTTTAGCGATATCGCCCTGAAGAAGGGCTACTTTGTCCTGAAGAACGGCCATGCGTTGCGCGTGCTCGATCTTCTTCCTGGCTTTTTCAGCTTCATCAGGCAGAACGCCGAGCTTTTCAAGGATCCATGCCAGTGTATCCAGCAGCATTTTTGCAGGCGTCAGAACAAGCTGGAGAGCACCACCAAGAACGTTACCGAATACCTCACCGGCGCTGGCGCACTTATCCAGTGTTTCCTTGCTGGACTCCATCGGGGAAAGCAGAGATTTGAACCAGTTAAAGACCTGGCTGACAGCGCTGCCTATCGCGTCAAAGATGGGGCTGAACTGCGATAAGGCGTCACGTAACGGGGCCAGACTTTCCATGATGCCGGTGAATACGCCAGCAAAAAATGCTTTAAGAGGCTCCCAGTAACGCCAGATAAGAACTCCGGCAGCAACAAACGCCGCCACTATCAGGCCAATCGGACTAAACAGCAGTGACAGCGCTGTACCCAGCATAGACACCGCAGCAGTGATCATGCTCCATATGACCGGTAAGCCTGTCAGGCGAAGAGCGAGCATTCCGAGGTTTTTAGTCAACGCTCCCAGCGCGGCACCTGGTGCAAGAAATACCCCCATAAGTGCGCCACGCATAGAGGGTATGATGGTCGAAACGCCCCGCATTTTCCCTGCTAACGAGCCGAGAACTGGCCCCCATCCGCGCACGCTTGCCATCGCCGGGCCGGAAGCCGTGCCGAGCGTTCGCAGAGCGGCAATCGTTCCGGCTATGCCTCTGCCCCCTGTCAGCAGGGTAAAACCTAACTGGAGTTTAGCCAATGGCCCCATCAGCAGGCCGACCGCCAGCGATGTGCCGCCAATGGCGGCGGTCAGTGCCAGAAAGCTACCGCCGACAACCAGCAGGGATTGGGCGAGCTTTGGATTCTCCTTCGCCCACTGCGTCATATTCCCCACAACATTACTCAGCCCCTGGGTCAGGGCGCGAAGCTGGTTGTTAACGAGATCGTTAATCTGGATGCGGAACCCTTCCCAGGCGCTGTCCAGATTCTTGAAATCGCCATCAAGGTTATCCGCCATTATTTTGGCGGCTTTCTGTGCCTCACCTTTGGCGTTTTTCAGTTCACCAAGCAATTTCTGAAGTTCGCCGCTCCCGGCCGACATAACCAGGGCCTGGAATGACTTTGACGCTTCTTCACCGGCGATATCCTTGAAGAATGAGAGTTTATCGGTATCCCCGTACTTGCTGATCTTTTTATAGAGATCGGTGAGAACCACTTCAGCGGGGCGCATTTTCCCCGTTGCGTCAGCGACTTCTACGCCCAGTTCTTTTAGCGCGTTTTTTGCCCTGCCGGTTGGTGCGGCAAGGCGTGAAAATGTGGCCTGCAAACCTGTACCGGCGATACTCCCACGTAGGCCTACGTTCGCCATCACGCCGATCATGGCCGTGGTCTGTTCGACGCTGACGCCAAGGTTGGAAAGCCCTGTCCCGGCGTACTTCATCGCCTCACCGATATTTTGCAGATCGGTGTTGGTACGGGTGAACGCGCCAGTTAATACGTCGCTGACGCGATCCATTTCTTTGGGATCGAGGCGGAACTGAGACAGGATGTTTGAGCTGATATCGGCGCTTTCACCTAAATCCATCCCACCGGCCAGCGCCATATTGAGTACGCCTGGTAGTGCGGCCTGAATAGCCTGAGGAGTGAAGCCGGCCATCGCGAGAAATGCCTGCCCGCTGGCAGCGTCAGTCGTGGTGAACTGCGTTTCAGCACCCAGCTTTTTGGCCTGGTCACGAAGTGCTGAAAAGTCAAAGGAGCTTTTATCTATGCGGGTCAGCGCCTGCACGCGGGACATTTCCCGATCAAACCCAACGGCGGGTGATAAGAAACGTCCCGCTACGTAACCGGCAGCAGTGGCCCCGGCAACGGCCATCGTGCCACCGCCGCGAAGTTTGCCCGCCGTTTGCTGCATCTGGTCATAACGCCCACGTGCCTGCGTGACCGCAGCAAGTTGTCGCCGTTCCCGCTCAAGTGTCTGGTTGTACTGTTCAGTTCGACGGATGGCACTCTGAATGGTGCGGTCACTGCCGACCAGTGAAACGCCGTGGCCGCGCAACGCCTGTGAAGCGGCGCGCAGCTTGATCATTTCCTGCGTGCGTGCAGAATTCAGGCGCTCCAGCTTTGCGGCAAGCGCTGCCATATGGGCTTTCTGCTTATCTGTGAGCTGTGTACCTTCCCGCTGCGCCTGATTCAGGCCTTCAAGGGTCCGGCTGGCGTCGTCGATTTTGCGGGAGGTCTTTTGTACGCTATCGCGCAGCCGGTTGAAAGTGCGGGACTGACTGTCCAGATCTTTAATGCTGGACTGCGTTTTTTTGAGGGACTCAGACAAACCGCCCGCACTCTGGCGGGCGGAATTGACCGGGCGGGTAAGTTTATCGATCGCGCTGAACGCGACGCGGATATTAAGGCTTTTCACTGTCACTGGCTCCACTTCGGACAGCCGCCCGCTCACGCCAGGCTATGACTTCGCCCAGTTCCATCGTGAAGACTTCAGAGGGCGGCCAGTTGAAAACAACCGCGATATCAGCAACCAGATCGTCGATCAGGTCGAACCGCAGGAGTGTTACTGATTCTCCGTCTCCGCCTCGCTCGACGCTCCAGACCCCGCAGGTGTCAAAAAAGGGACGAGCGCTTCAGACAGGCTGACAAAATCGCGGGTATCCATTTCGTTGATTTCGGTCTGTTTGAGGCGTGGTGATGTAACGCGAGTCAGCAGTATCGCCACCGAATCCACATCCATATTCATCACATTAACCAGCTTCAGACCGCGCAGGGAGCCAGCCTGTTTGATCTCATCTGTGATCGTTACCTGAGTGATTTTCTCATCGCCGCGAACAACAGGTTTTGCCAGCATAATGGCGTTATCAGTTTTCTTGCTCATTCTTGAATACTCCGGGCGGCACGGGCATACCGCCACTTAACAGGTTAATCAGTTACCCATTCCCAGCGCAGACGTAATGCGGTCAGGGTAGATATTCTTGCCGTCTTTCTTGTAGATGAAGTTCAGCAGATCAAACTCAAACAGCGGCTTGTCGTCGATGGTGAGCCTGTAATAGGTGTTCTTCATCGTGTAGCTGACGGAGGTATCTTCTCCCTGCTTGCTTTCACCGCCATCTATTTCGGTGATACGTCCGCGCAGTTCGACCTCAACCAGCAGGCTTTCGCCATCGGTGTAATATTCACCGGCGAAGCGGAAGCGGGTTTCGTCGATATCGCCGCAGTAGTTCAGCAGTAGCGACTGAACCAGACCACCAACCACCATCGTGGTGTCCAGCGCGCCACTGTCCAGACCGAGATCCACCGCAGCGGAGCCAATCATACCGCCGCCCTGAAAATCTTCAGTTTTACGGGTCAGTTTTGGCAGCGTCACGGAAGATACTTTGCCGATGCAGTTGCTGCCGTTCACAAAGCAGGTGAACAGGCGCAGTTTGTGAGGAACCGCCATTTATGCACCTCCCAAGGAAGAAAACGCCGATTCGAAATACTCGTCTGTGAAGGTCTGGTAGAGCGTCAGATCTTCCATTGGCGGAACCGGCGTATATTTATAGCGAATGCGTACCTGACCCTGGCGGAGACCGGTTGTCGGGTTATCCAGGATATCAAACCAGCATTCAGCACCAATTAGCCGCCCCTGCGTCACCAGCGAATTGAGTTTGCCGCTGATGCCGCTGACCACGTCCTTGACGTTGGCCGGGGTTAGCGGTTCGTCCACTAATTCAAATTGCGCCTCAGCGATACTGTCAGCCAGAATCTGTGCCGTTCGGGTATAAACCTCAAAGATATAATCTTTGGTGTCGGTAACGCGGTTTCCCCAGAACCGGAAACCGTTACGCTTGATGAGCGTCGTGATCTCCTTGTTGTTCAGTTCGTTCGCGTCGCTGTCTTCGGCCTGAAGCGACCAGAAAACATCCTGCGAAATACCCAGCACGTTCTTGACCGCCACGTTGGAAAGCGATTTATGCCAGCCCTGATTGTTGTCAATCAGCGCGCGGAGCCCGCAGGCATAGGCCGGGGCCGGGAAGATTTCATTTTCTCCGGTCTGCGGGTTGTATGCGATGAAGTCAGGCCAGATAAGCATTAGCTCACGATAAGCGAAGGTTGCGCGGTAGGCGATAGCTTCTGCCATCGTCGTGCAGCCGTAGCAACTGGCATAAACAAACGCGCGCAGGTTCTGCGCAATGACACACAGCGCGGAGGTCACGTCTTCCGTGTCGTAGTCTGGTGCGGCCAGAATGCGCGGACGATAGCCTACCCTCTGTTCAGCCGTCAGAAATGCATACATGCCGGTATAGCTACCGTCTTCTGCCGTGCCACCCATGATGAGCTGCGACTGCGTTTTACCGCCTTCTTCTTCGGTAGCTGCTGCCACCCGCACAACGATGACCTTCGGGCTGGTCTGGTCAGCGATGGCTTTAAGCGTTTTGTACAGGGAGCCAGTTTTACCCGCCTTACCTAGTACATTGTTAACCCGCGTCAGTAAAACGGGGGTATTCAGGGGAAAGGTATCCGCGTCGGCATCATCCGCCACAGCAACGACCCCAATGACACTTGATTCAATGTCATTGATGGCCGTTACCAGGTCGGTATTCTCCCGGACGCGTACACCGTGGAAACGTGTCTCTGACATGTTAGCCACCATTACGTTATTGAGTTCGCAGTGATAATCCCTCATGTCTGAACACCACTCACGCTATTGCGGGTCTGGCCGGACTGCGACAACAAAAACCGATTTAGTCTCTCCCGCGCGCGTGGGATCCTTCGCCGGAATAAGGAGGAGGCATGGCACTTACAGACCTGACAAAATCACTTAACGACGCCGTCAACAGCTATAACGATTCACTTTCCGATGCTGTAAAAAGTCCGGGATTCAGCATTACGATGGGCGGCGAGGTGCTGACGCAGCTTGATGATCGGATCATGTCGCTGTCACTGACGGACAACAGGGGATTCGATGCCGATCAGCTGTCCATTTCCATTGATGACAGTGACGGTATGGTTGCCCTGCCGCCGCGAGGGGCTGAGCTTGCCGTATCAATTGGCTGGCTGGGTGAGCCTCTGATCTACAAGGGGCTGTACACGGTAGATGAGGTTTCCCATGAAGGCCCAGCAGATACGATTGGCATTACTGCCCGCAGTGCTGATTTTCGTGAAGAGTTCAACGTAAAGCGCGAAGTCTCATGGCATGACGTGACCGTCGAGCGCGTCGTGTCGGCCATAGCGCACCGTTACGGACTTAAGGCACAAATCAGTGAAATGCTCATGGATATTGAGATTGATCACGCCGACCAGACGCAGGAAAGCGATATGTCTTTCCTTACCCGCATGGCGGAAATGCTGGGTGCAATTGCCACTGTCAAGAACGGCAGTCTGCTGTTTATCCTGCCGGGTGGCGGTGTAACCGCTTACGGGAAGGCAATACCCTCTGCCAGTATTGACCGCACGAGTGGCGACCGTCACCGCTTTCGTATTGCCGATCGGGATGCATATACCGGCGTTCGGGCTTACTGGCTGGATCTCAATTTTGGCAAAAAGAAAAAGGTCAGCGTTAAGCGCCGCAAGCCTGCAAAGCCAAAAAAAGAGAAGAGCCACAGCCGTGAGGGCGATTACATGGAGGGCGCAGACGGTAACGTTTATGTGCTGCGCAAGACCTACCAGAATGAAGAAGCGGCAAAACGCGCGGCGGCGGCTAAGTGGCAACAGCTTCAACGTGGCGCGGCAGAGTTTTCGATCACCCTGGCGCGTGGCCGCGCTGAGTTATACCCCGAAATGCACGTCACGGTTAGCGGTTTTAAGAATGAAATTGATAATCAGGACTGGATCATTGTGCGTGCTGAGCACGTCATCGACGACAGCGGCTTTACCACCCGACTGGAGCTGGAAGCGAAAATACCTGACTGGATAGCGGAAACTGAATAAAATGAAATGGAGTTCAACTCCCACAGGGGAGCCATCATTATGTTCAGATGTCCATTCTGCGGCGCTATGGCCCGCACCCGTACCAGCCGTAAAATAACCGATATGACAATCCGGCAATATCACCAGTGTCAGAATCTGGAATGTAGCCGGTCATTCACCACGCTTAACAGCGTAGAAAGGGAGGTAACAAAGCGTGCAGGTACTGCGCCGTTACCGCCAGACTTCATCCCCCGCGATGCCTTTCCCGCCTCGCACTATGGAAATAATCAACTTAGCCTGATTATTTAAACAAAAGCCCCGTTAGTGTAACGGGGCTTTTCACTTGTCAATGCGTCCAAATCCGATAAAATCCCAATGATTTGTAACAAAAAGATAAGATTTTCATTTAAGGAGATTTGTTTATGGCATTGGTTAGCTGTCCAGAGTGTCTTAAGGATGTAAGTGATACAGCATTACGCTGCCCGTCATGTGGGAAGCAACTTAAAAAGCCACGGCGTTCACTTTTTGGAAAAGTCATCAAGTGGGCTTTTATACTGTTCAACTTATTTATGATCTACTGCCTCTTCGCAGGATTAGGTGGTAGTGGTGAAGTAATAAATCACGCAACTTCCGATGCAGAAAGAGCTGGGGCTGCAATTGGTACCGGTCTAGGTTTAATGGCAATCGCTAGTGTCTGGGTTATAGGCGACATAATCATCGGTATCCTTGTATTCCTCACAAGACCAAAGGGATGATTAAATGAAAAAGCTGTTTTTAAATGCAATAGCATCATTTATGGCACTCAATGCAGCGTCTGTATACGCAGGAAGTGAACATAAAAACTTCAATGCAGTCCTTGAATGTCGGGCTATGGAAAATAATGCTGAACGACTTTCTTGTTACGACACATCAATACCGCCATCACGAACACAAAATGCTGATAAATTCGAGAGTAGAGATCAATGCCCTGAGGAGAAAGATAACGATAAACGACTATCATGTTACGATCGCTTCTTCTCACCAACGTTTAAAGCTACAACAAGCACGATAAACACGTCAGCAAAAACTGATTATCAGCAACCTGACCGAGCTAAGTTGTTAGAGTGCCAAAGTGAAATTAATGGCACTAAAAGGCTGGCATGTTTCGACCAGTTATTCCCGCAAACTACATCCGCAGAAACTGAAGCTGTAGAAAATTCTGTTTCTAACCCTGGCAAGTGGCAAACATCAATTAGCACCTCGCCGGTAGACGACTCAAAAAACATAATCCTCTCACTTAACAGTAATGATTACATTCGAACACCTTTTGGAGAAAGTGTGATTCCAACAATGTATGTAGCCTGCCGCGAAAAGAAAACGGAGGTATTCATTAACTGGGATGTGTACCTGGGCCTTGAGCAAACGAGCATGCTCTACCGCCTGGATAAGCAGAAAGCAGTTGAAAAAGAATGGTCTGTCTCAACTGATACCAAAGCGGTTTTTTACAAGGGTAGTGACATTGATTTCATTAAATCTCTAGCCAAAGCAGACAAAATGTTCACCAGAATCACCCCATACAATGAAGCCCCTGTGAGTGCAACCTTCGATCTGAAGGGCCTTTCAGATGCAATGAAACCGCTTCAAAAAGCTTGTGGTTGGAAGTAA